ACGCGGGTACGCTACAATTGACTATTGACGTAGACACCACCGCCGGCGACATTGATGTAAATCTAGCAGTAGATGGCGATGACTTGGTTTTCAATCAGTATGATGGGACTGAAGTTCTTAGACTAACGGACGGCGCCGATGTCGAGGTTGGAGATGATTTAACTCTTAAATCTGACTCAGCCGTTCTCGGCTTTGGTGCTGATACTGATACTACTCTGACTCACGTTGCTGACACTGGTTTGTTGTTGAATGGTGCTCGCGAATTACAATTCCGCGATTCTGCTATTTACATTTCGTCTTCGGCCGATGGGTTCTTGGATCTGACTGCTGATACGAAAATCAACATGAGTGGTGCTGTCGGAATGACTAGTACTTTAGCTGTTGCTGGAGCAACCACACTTAATGGTGCGGTTACTTTGGGTAATGCGACTGGTGACGACATTAAGATAGAAGGTTATGTGGCCGGTGGTATCGTACCAAAGACAGATGCCCTGTATAATCTTGGTTCAGCCGGCAGAGGCTGGAATGATCTTCATCTTGGCGAAGCCGGCATAATCAACTGGGATAGCGGTGATATGACCATTGCTCAGGCTTCCGACGTGATGACTATTGCCGGTGGCACTTTAACTGCTACTTTCACTAATGCCTTTTCAGATGCTGCTAATTCGGGTCTGTCGGGGACGACTTATAACGGCTCTGCCGCTGTAAGTGACTGGGCTCTCGATCTTAACGATTTGACTGCTGCTGATATTAATGTTGCTAATGATAGCTTTGCGTTCATTGATAGTGACGGAAATGTAACTCGCAAAGAAAGCATTGCTGACCTTGCGACTTTAATGGCTGGTGCAGGTATTACTGCCACCAATGGTGTTTTTTCCACCGATGCTGCTGCGACTCCGTCTTCAACTGCGGATGGTACGACTTTATCTGAAGGTTTCAATTATTTCGCTACCGATCTAACTGGTTCTTCGGGCGCTGTTGTGCATTTGCCGGTCTCTCCGGACGCTGGAGATGTTGTATACGTCAAAGCTAAGGGTGGTGTCTCGGCTACGAGCACTATCACAATTAAACGTACTACAGGCACTCACACGATTGATGGAAATTCCGAAATCGTGATTGAATCGCCTTATGGTGCGGTTTCGTTGTCTTACGTTGTCGCTAACGATTGGCGCGTATTCTAAACAAAGTTTTATCTTTGTCTCTTGGATGCCTCCCTTGCGGGGGCATCCTCTTTTTTGGGACTACTTATTATTATGAAGACTCTAGATTTACATGGGATGTATCACGACGCAGTTCAACGGCATGTGGAAAACTTTGTTTTGCTCAACGAATCACCAGTGAGAATTATAACTGGGCATTCGTCACACATGAAGGAATTAGTTATGGCTATTGTAGAGCGCCATGAATTTGATTATCACTATGAAAGATATGTCAATTATGGGAGTCTAATTATTACCGAGAAAATGCAGAAACCTGCTAATTAAAAGCGAGAGGATACTAAATGGCTTATAATGTTTTAGACGGAACAGTTGATTACAGCACAACACAACATACGGAGCTATTAGATGCTCAGGCTAACCAAGAAATAAAGGGCACTAAAATTATTGTAGGGCGCCTGCTATCAAAAGAGGGTCTAGAGATTGTTCCTCCCGCGATCACCAAAATTGAAGGCGGAGTAAAGCACGGTATTTTAACTTACCAGCACAATGGAGAGGCCAAAGCAGAGAGCAACTTAATATTTAACGGCCACAGCTTGGTTACTACCACCGTGCGTGCAGAAAAGTTCGAAGGTTCTGGCGAGAAGTTACGTAATCTTCCGACAACCGCATTTAATGGCGTAATTTCAGCTGAATTCTTAGACTTAGGTCTCGGTGTTAAAAACGTGCGCAACAAATTGCAAGTAAATACCGGCGATGGATTACAGGTGGATGATAATGGGGTGTCTGCGGCGCTGGCTCCTAAGGGCGCGCTTAGTCTAACGCACAAACGGCTTGTAGTAGACCCCAAAAATTGCGTATCGGTAAATGCGAGAGGACAAAACTTAAGTGATGATGATTTAATGCTGCTACATGATACATCTCATGGAAACGTAAAAAACACAACCCTCGCTAATTTATATTCTTCGTACATTCATAACAAAATTCCGCAAGCACAAGGCCCAGAGAACTGTATCCAGATCAAAACAAAAAATGGTTTGGGTGCTTCACCTAAATTGACGTTTGATCCTGCGAGTAATATTTTAAACATCGATGGTCGTGTCGTGGCAGACGCCTTAACTGTAAGCGGCCGCACCGATTTTGATGGAATTGTTACTCAGAACATCAAAACCGTATCAGACAAACATTATATTGTGACGCCACGCGACTATACAATTTTGTGTAACACCTCTGATAACAAGGTACGCGTAACGCTGCCGCCGGCCTGCAACAATGAAGGAAGAATTCTTGTTGTAAAGAAAATTCATAACAATAGGTTCAAGCTCAATTCTAATCTCTTGACCATAGACGTAGATGAGGGAGAGATAGATTTTAAGACCAAAATTGAGGTCAAAACCACATACTCTGTAGTGACCTTACAATCAGACGGTACAAAATGGTGGGTTATTGGGAAGACCGGTTCATAATTTGTGTCTTTTCCTAAGAGATAACACTATTTATTTTGAATTACTATATTTTTAGGAGTCCTTATATGTCAACCTTGCTACAAGAGGCTATTGTTGATGCAAACGCGCTGCGAGAAGCAGCTTTAAAAAATGCCGAAGCATCTGTTATCGAAAAGTANTCAACTGAGGTGCGCAGCGTCTTAGATACTTTGTTAGAACAGGAAGAAGATCCCCTTGCGTTGGGCGATCCCATGGCAGCAGACCCGATGGCGGCAGATCCTATGGCTGCAGATCCTATGGCTGCAGGTGCCGAAGGTGAAGTGGCTGATGATGTCCCACTAGGCGCCGCCGACGGTGAGGAATTGTGCGGATGCCCCGAAGAGGGAAGCACCGCCAAAGTCTCCGTTGATTTAGACGAATTACAGGAAGCCGTGGATGCGCTCCGCGAAGAGAATCGCCTGAGCGAAGAGTTAGATTTCAGCCCCGAAGACTTAGAAGCCTTCCTGGCGGAATACGAGCTTGATGAGACGATTACCACAGGCTCCGATGAAATTTTTGGCACGCAGGAAGACACCCCCCAGACAAGTGGTGGCGGTGCCCTGGCTGGGAGTGCAGCAGCTACCGAGGCTGACACCGAAGCACTTAAGAGCGAAGAGGGCGTCAAGGAAGAAATTGAAATTCCTGACGATCTGCTCGATGCCATCCTTGAAAAAGTAACAGTTGATATGGGTGCAACCCTGTCCGGTTGGGCAGGTCGCTCCGCCTACGATATGAAGTGGGAGATGGAGAAAGAGATGGCCCATCGTCGTGGCACGAAAGCCAATGACGAATTAGAGATTTTGAAGAAGGCTCAAGAAGAATTGGTTTTTGAAAATAACCAGTTCAGTGAGCGAAACAAACAATATAAGCAAGCAATTGAAGAGTTGAAGGAAGGTTTACAGGAAGTAAACATTTCTAACGCTCGCTTGCTTTACACGAACCGTGTTTTAAGAAATTCCTCCCTTAATGAGCGGCAAAAAACTAAAATTGCCGAAGCTATTTCCCAAGCTGGTTCAGTAACAGAAGCGAAAACAATTTATGAGACGCTTCAAAGCGCAGTGCCGTCCCGGGGTAAACCAGGGCCGCAATCACTGAGCGAAGCAATTACTCGTCCAACTTCTGTTATTCGNGCGACTCGTCAAGAGTCGCAACCAACCGATCTATTTTTAGATCGTATGCAAAAATTAGCAGGCATAAAATAACATTTATAGGAGGTGATTAAAATGTCTAGTATAGTTGAAAGGCTGACCGAGGGAATTGTCAATCGTGACATGCGTTCCGAAGGTCATGCTCTATTAAGTAAGTGGGAGCGCACCGGTCTCTTAGAGGGGATGGGTAGTGAACGCTCCAAGCAAGGTATGGCTCGCCTACTGGAAAACCAGGCGAAAGAGCTACTCCGCGAGTCCAGCACAATGTCTGGTGGAGATGTCGAGGGTTTTGCAGCCGTCGCATTCCCCATCGTTCGACGTGTTTTCGCGGGCCTGATCGCAAACGATTTAGTTAGCGTTCAGCCGATGAGTCTGCCCAGCGGTCTCATCTTTTTCCTCGATTTTACCACGTCTACCAATGGCGCAGGTCTCCCCCGTTTGGGTTGGGGTTCTGGTTCCGTTGAGCAGTCGCTCTACGGTGGTGGTAAAATCGGGTCGCAGATCACTGGTGGTGTTGACCTTTCTGGTTTCAACGCTGAAGCCGGTCCGTATGCATTAAACAATGGTTACGCTTCGCCAACGGGTTCGTTGAGTGCTGCAGATTCCATTAATGGTGGAACAATAGTGGTTATCGCTTCTGGAACTGTGGGTGCTCCCGCAGGTACTGGCGCGAACCCTCTCACTACTACCAACCAGGGTACTCTTGATAAGCTCTGTCGTTACGACGTCGATCTTTCTGGTACCGTTGTGGTGGTTATTGAGGCTACGGGATCCTCTGGTTTATCTCAGTTGGACACTGATAACCTTGTTGCGTGTGATATCTTAAACGATAATTCAACGCGTTATCCGGTTGTTGGGCGCCTTGTACGTCGTTTGACGGATGTTGCTAGTGGTTCTGCTACGCAGGATCCTTCAAACGCCGCATATAAGTACACCATGGTTATTCAGCAGCTTAGTTCGTCTGTGTCCCTGTTTGGATCCGGAGCCAATGAGCTTGGTCTGATGTCCCTTACGGGTGCGGCAAACGTAACCAATGGTTGTCGTCTAAGTTTGACGTTCCCCATCGATGATGATTTCCAGGCAGCTACGGCGCTTGGTGCAGTTATTGGTGATCCCGTCTGGGGCTTGGAAAATAACCCACGCATCCCCGAGATCGATATTAAAGTCGATTCCGTGGCTGTCACGGCTATGACCAAGAAGCTCAAGGCCAAGTGGACGCCAGAGTTGGGACAGGATCTTAATGCCTATCACAACCTTGACGCCGAGGTCGAGCTTACTTCAATTCTCTCCGAGCAGGTTGCTCTAGAGATTGATCGCGAGATTCTTGAGGATCTTGTCCAGGGTGCGACCGCTGCGGTCTACTACTGGTCTCGTTCCCCTGGTCTCTTCGTGAACCGCGCAACGGGTGTTGAAATTGGTGCATCTTCGGCTGCTCCCGACTTCACCGGTACGGTCTCCGAGTGGTATGAGACTCTTGCTGAAACCATTAACGATGTGTCGGCTCAGATCCATCGTAAGACTCTTCGGGGTGGTGCAAACTTTGTGGTGACTTCACCCGAGGTTGCTAACGTTCTGGAGTTTACTGCTGGTTTCCGCGCGAGCGTTACCGCTGATGATGACACCGGTTCCATCGGTGCCGTGAAGGTTGGTTCCCTGTCGAAGAAATTCGACGTCCATGTGGATCCCTACTTCCCGCGCGCTCTGGTTCTCGTCGGTCGTCGTGGAAGCTCGTTCCTTGAGAGTGGATATGTGTATGCACCTTATGTGCCGCTGCAGACCACTCCCACTATCTTTGGTCCTGAGGACTTCGTACCCCGCAAGGGTGTGATGACTCGGTACGCCAAGAAGATGGTGCGTCCCGATATGTACG